GGGCGTGGTTCTGGTAAGTCAAGCGACCTCGGACACACTATCATTCAACTGATTATGCGCTATCCAGTCAATGCCGTATGTATTCGTAAGACGGATAATACCTTAGAACAATCGGTCTATGAGCAATTGAAATGGGCGATTAGTGAGCAAGGGGTCGGTCATTTGTTTAAGATTAATAAATCCCCTTTGAAGATAACCTATATCCCAAGAGGAAATTATATTATCTTCCGTGGCGCACAAGATCCAGAGCGTATTAAATCCTTGAAAGACAGTCGCTTCCCGTTTGCAATTGGCTGGATTGAGGAGTTAGCTGAATTTAAAACTGAAGATGAAGTAAAGACAATCACCAACTCCCTTCTTCGTGGAGAATTGGATGATGGTCTTTTTTATAAATTCTTTTACTCTTACAATCCTCCAAAAAGAAAACAGTCTTGGGTGAATAAGAAATACGAGAGTGTTATACAGCCTCCAAACACCCACGTACACCATTCGACTTACTTAGATAACCCATATATATCCCAAGCATTCATAGAAGAAGCAGAGGCCACGAGAGAACGTTCAGAGAAGCGTTATCGTTGGGAGTATCTGGGCGAGGCTATCGGTTCGGGTGTAGCACCGTTTGAAAATCTAGTGTTCCGCAAGATTACAGACGAGGAGATAGCAAGGTTCGATAACATTCGGCAAGGCAATGACTTCGGTTATGCTAATGATCCTCTGGCCTTTGTAAGATGGCATTACGACAAGAAAAAACGTGTTATCTATGCTATTGATGAGATTTATGGAGTGAAGATTAGCAACCGTGAATTGGCTGAAAGAATCCGTGAGAAAGGCTATCAATCTCAGATGATAACCTGTGATAGCGCAGAACCTAAGTCGATTGATGAGTTAAAACTGCAGCTGAATATTCCGCTTGTTCAAGGCGCTAAGAAAGGTCCTGACAGTAGGGAGTATGGAGAACGCTGGTTGGACGATTTGGATGCCATTGTGATAGATCCGGAACGCACACCGAATATCGCAAGAGAGTTCGAAAGTGCTGACTATGCAGTTGACCGTGATGGAAATCCCAAACCTAAGCTAGAAGAAGTAAATGACCACACAATCGACGCTACTAGATATGCGTTTGAAGACGATATGAGACAGCCAGGAATATCGTTCTGGTAGGAGAAGGAGAAATGTTGAGTAATTGGTTTAAATGGTTAATCAGACGGTTGTTGATTAAGAATACAACCCAAAATGAAATACTAGAGATTGAGATAAAAGAGCACCAGGATTCTGAGAAAGTAAGCACAATGAAAGAGGCTTACAACTACTATAGAAATCGCACGGCTATTCGAAATAAGAAAGTAGACGTGGACTGGCGGACAAACTCAAGGATTGAATTGGGTTTATTTAAGAAACTGGTAGACCAGAAGGTCGGTTATTTATTTTCTAAAAAACCAACAATCTCTCTTGAAGGAGAAAAATCACAAGACTTTTTAGATAACGTGTTTGACGAGGACCTTTTATCTACGATTAAGTCACTTGGTAAGGAAGCAGTGATGAAGGGAATAGCCTACGGCTTGCCTTATTACGATGAGAACGGCCGTCTACGCTTATTTAAAATCCCAAGTGAACAGATTATCCCTTTTTGGAAAGATGAGCGTCATTTAGAACTATCTGCCTTTGTGCGTGTCTATAATCAAGCAGTCTATGAAAGCGGAGTGAAGAAGACCAAAACTTTTGTAGAATACTACGATGAACAAGGAATTACAGATTACATCTGGACCGGTTCACACCTTGAACTCAATCCACTGTCTAAGGAGACCAAGGGGAATTTTTACTATGTCAACGCTGACGGCACACGGATTCCTTATACTTGGGAGAAAGTGCCTCTGATTCCATTCCGCTACAACGAGTATGAGGATGGTCTTTTAGTTCAAACTAAGTCTTTGATTGATAATATTCAACTTCAAATGTCTACTAATGCTGATATGTTGGCAGATATGCCGAAGCTGATTTATGTTTTGAAAAACTATCAAGGCGCAGACTTGGGCGAGTTCATGAATAATCTGAATAAGTTCCGCTCTATCAAAGTTTCTAGCGATGGTGGTGTAGATACCCTGCAAGCAGACAATGATACTAGTGGAGTTGAAACAGATATTGAACGCTCTCGTAAGTTCTTGTATGAGGCTGCAAGAGCCATTGATACCCAAGATGATAATCTAGGCAATGCCAGTGGCCAAGCTCTTAAATGGCGCTATACAGACCTTGATTTGGACTGTAACGAGTTAGAAAATGAGTTTCAAAAAGGTATCAAGCAATTCCTTTGGTTTGTAGAACAGTATGCAGCTAACAAAGGAGTAGCGTTTGATTCATCTAAATTTACTTATGTCTTTAACCGTGACATCATTTCAAACGAGTCTGAAGCTATTCAAGATTGTGTAAACTCAATCGGTATCTTAGACGACCTAAGTATTCGTGAACAACATCCATGGTATCAACCAGAGGTTGAGAAACGATTGAAAGAACAACAGGAACAAGGACAAGATACATACTCTCAGACCAATTTCAAAAAGGTAGAGGATGACCATGACGACCAAGGACAAGAAAAAGATAGATGAGTACTGGGATGAGTACTGGACCGAGCGTGCTTTACAACAGGAACACAATGCTCAGATAGTAGCTGATAGGTACATGGCACAGATTGGCCAATCTTTTGCAGACTATAAACACCAGCTGGCTTCTGAGATTGAGAAGTTTTACGCCAGGTATGCAGTTGATAATAAAATGACTCACGCAGAGGCCAAGCAATATCTGACAGATAAAGAGCGTAGAGAGTTTAAGAATGTAACTCTTGAAAGGTTTCGTGAAATGGCTTTAAATCCTGACACACCGACACCTTTGTTGGACGCCTTGGGATATCGCCATCGTATTAGTCGCAAGGAGGCTTTGCTTGCCGAAATTGAGCGTCTGACGGCTGAACTATATGGAAAGCCAGACGGCATACATGACAAGGTCACAGAGGCTCTGAGTGACGTCTACATCAAAGGTAAAATCCATCAAGCTAAGAACTTGGCTCATTTCGGAATCATAGAGAAACCAATATTGGGTGTCGATGCAGTTAAGCATAAGATGGCTAGTAACTGGAGTGGTAGGACCTTTTCTGAAAATGTGTGGGTGCATAAAGAAGTTGCTTATAAAGCAATCAGTGATGTCTTGAATAAAGGCCTAACAGGTGGTTGGTCTGTTGATAGAATGGCTAGGGCTCTTTCTGAACGTACAGGAGTCGCCTATCATCGAGCAGATACGCTTGTCAGGACTGAGACGACCTTTTATAATAATCTTGCAACACTAGATACTATTAAGGAATTGGGTGGCGACCATTACGAAATCGTAGCGGTATTAGACAGTCGTACAAGTGAGATTTGCAGATTAGAAAATCACGAGGTTCATTCTGTTAAGGAATATGAACCAGGTCGAACCGCACCGCCATTTCATGTCCGTTGCCGTTCTACTATCAGGCCTGCAGTTAAGTCTGATAAACCTAGTCCTTACTTCAATATCTTGCAAAACGATGGCTCAGTAAAACTAGCCACTGAGCAACGTTCTCTGGACGAAATCTTTGCAGGATGGGAGCGTGAAGGGGAAGCGGTTAAAGAAAAACTGTTTGCGAAAGACTATAAGGAAGATACGAAATCTACGGATAAATTCTCTGAAGGATTAGATACAAAGATAAAAACTTTAGCAAATTTCTCTAATAATTCTAGAAAATGGTATAATGATTACGTAGAGAAAATTTTGTCTATTGAAGATATTGAAAATGTTAGCGAAAAATTAAAAGAAGTTTTCGCTAATAGCAGTTATGCTATGCGTTTCAAATCTGAAAATATAGATAAATTGATAGATTCAAGTAGATTTTTGAACCAGTTTGAAACTGGAACAAGCGGTGGTACTGTAAATGCGAAGTATCGTCGTCAAGCAAATGAACAACTTTTTGGTTTGCAAGGTAAAAGGCTGAAAAAACCTGAATTTGAAAAGTATGGCTACTTTGGAAATAAAGATCCTTATGAAGATTTTATCTATAATCTAAAAGCCTACGCTGGTGTTGAACAGTATGGTGATATTATCGTTCATTTTTCAAAAGAGAAAATAGCTGATAGAACAACCTTTACAATAAACAATAGTTTGGGTCCAGCTGCTTTCAAAGACCTTGTTGCTGACAATCCTAACAAACCTCGTCTTGTAGGAATTGATAAAGATTATCTGGAAGATTATACTTCTATCTTAAAAAATACGAATATAGACACTCCAGAAAAAGTAAGTAAATCATTAGGAATAAGATATGTTGAAGCTCAATATCATGGAGAAGTTCTCTTATCTGATGTTTCTAGCATGTATTTTACAGACAGCAAGCCAACAAATAAACAAGTGGAAGCACTGAAAAAAATCGGAATAAAATTATTTATGAGAGAAGGTGATAGATTTGTTCGAATTAAATAATATAATCGGGTTAGATATTGCAAGGAAAAATGTGCTAGTAACCTTAGTGGACGGACGTTGCGCTTTGGTTGATTTGAAAAGAAGGGTTTTTGTTGTTGAAATCTTGTTAGATTCTTTTTACAAATGGATGGAATTTCCTAATTCTCCAAGTAAGGACGATATAGATACTGTAAGAGAAATACTGCAACATCCGGAAAATGTAGGTTATGGCCCTTTAGCTGAAAAATACATGTCGAATCCTAAAGTAAAAAGCGATTTCGACAAAATGAAAAAAGATGCTGGATATAATTACTAAGAGCACCTAGAGAAATCTAAGTGCTTTTTCTTATGCTTAGAAAGGAGCAAGAAATGAAATACCGTAAAAAACCAGTAGTGATTGAGGCAGTGCAGTTTACAGATACGGAAGAATCAATTTTGGAGTTATCAGAATAATGAAAGTTAAAGAACTTTGTGAAGTGATAGATGAACAACAAGACATTTCAGTTTCCCACAATAACAAGGATTTGGATGGAGGTTATCCAAGCGATTTTTTGGATTGTGAATTGGTTGTAAAAAGAATTTCAGTGGTAGCTTGCGAAGTTATCCTTATAGAAACGTAAAAGAAAGGAACTAAAAATGGAAGATTGGAAAGAACGCTTTAAAAAAGAATACTACGAATTGAGAGAACGATTCCAGAAGTTAGACATGATGATTGGGAAATACGAAAAAGGGCAACTTGAGTTTGAACCTAAATGTCCGATTGATTTGTTAAAGAGACAACGTTCGGTTATGTGGGATTATCTTTCAACTCTAGAACAGCGTGCAAAAATTGAAGAAATTAAACTATAAAAATTAACCGCAT